AAAGAACTTGTAGCAGAAATAAATGCTCTTAAAAAAACTGTTTAAAATTAAAATTGGAATACTAGAGTGACTATACAATCCTGGACTACTAATCCTCTTACATCATTATCATTGAGTGAAATCCAACGCGAGTTTGATGGAGTAAACCCGATTAGCATGAGTGAGTATCGTGCAACATCATCTGGATACGTTAGTATTGGAAGAACTGGCTACCCATTTGGTGAGGAAGTAGAAATCCCTGGACTTGGGGTATCTATTTCAATTAGTAATTTTTACGGCGCAAGTTCTGTTCCGTATGCTATATATCCACAAAAAGTTTCGTTCAATGAGGGCGAAACAATGACATTTACTATCACAGCTCCAGTTACAAACGGAACAAAATTATACTGGACCTTTGATGATACAACAGTGAATATTCTCGTATCGCCAACTGTGTTCGATGCTGGATATAAAGATGTAGCGTATCAGACTCAGTTGTCGGCCACTGGCGGTGTTGGTAATTACACATACCGCATTGGAAGAGGCTCACTGCCGTCTGGCCTAACATTGTTTTCTGGAAATGGTTTAATATCGGGTACTCCAACAGTTGTAGAAAGTAAAACTTTCCTGGTTAATACATCTGACACTGAATTTAATTCAAATGCATTTTTATATACCATAAGAATTGACGAGGTATTAATTTCTATAACACCAACTAGCTTTACTCCTGTTAATAAAAATGTACCGTTTACGTATTCTGTTAATGTATCAGGGGGCGCAACACCATATATAATTACTCTGGATAGTGGATCTTTGCCACAGGGAGTCTCGTTAACACCAATGACGGATACCAGGGCCGATTTAGGAGGAATTGCAAGCATTCCGGGCACATACAATTTTGTAATCAAAGCAGTTGACCAAAATGGTGCATCTAAAACTCGCTCATACGCTTTTGCTGTAAATGAGGTTGGTATTAGTATTAATCCAACATCATTATCACCTGCGGTTGTTAATACTCCTTATAGTCAAATTGCATACGCTACCGGTGGTACAAGTCCTTACACATATACACTGAATCTTGGCTCAACATTACCTGCTGGGTTAACACTATCGGGTAATACAGGATTAATAAGTGGATCTCCTACAATGCCGGGGGTATCATCGTTTACAATAAGAGCAACAGATTTTAATACAAATTATGGTACCAGAGCATATACATTAACCGTCGGTGCGTCGAGTGTAGTGGTATTACCCGGAGCAATTCCTAATGTATATAAAAATGTGCCATTTAACATTAACATAACCGGTGCAGGCGGCAGCTCACCGTATGCTTATTCTATCATATATGGGTCTTTACCAACTGGGTTGACTTTCTTCAACGCCAATGGTTATGTAACAGGAACGCCGACGGTGACTGGGACTTACGTGTTTGAAATAAAAACTATTGATGCAGTTACAAACTTCGCTACTAGACGTTACACAGTAATGTGTGTACAAGTTGTATTAATTTTTGATCCACCGTTCTTGCCGAGAGCTAAAACAAATGTAAACTATACTCAACCTTTAATTGTATCCGGTGGCCAATCACCATATTCTTTTGCTGTTACCAGCGGGGCATTGCCTAGTGGTGTGTCATTGAGTTCTAGCGGAATTATTGTTGGTGTTCCGTCTGCACCAGTTACTGTTAACTCGTTTACAGTAACAGTAACTGATTATAATGGTAATACTGGTACTAAAGTTTATGCATTATTGGTAGACCCTGTAGAAATAATTGTTTTACCGGCAATTTTAAACGACGGTCTTACTTCTATACCTTATTCAATGAGTTTAGCATCGTCGGGCGGAACTGCTCCTTACACTTATACATTGGTATCTGGCACGCTGCCACCTGGCATTACATTGTCAAGTGCTGGAGTATTGTCTGGTACACCAACAGTAGTTGATTTATACAATTTTACTATAAGATCGTCAGACATAAACACCAATTCAATACAAAAAGCATATTCTTTAGCAATTTTAACTAATCAATGGTCGTTGTCGTTAATTGGTTACAGTGAAGGTGCAGTGTCTGGTTCACCAATTACAGTCACCGAAGGATCAGCGTTAACATATATAATTAATTGGCCTACTAATATTCCTGAAGCGGCACAATCCCAATTGAGAATAGTTGGTCCTAAATTGACAGATGCATCAGACGTTGATTTAGAAACAATTGATGTATACACCGGTGTATACAATTACGACGTTGGGTTCAGCAATGAATATAACATAACCGGAGCAGCATTAAATTTAGCAAAATCAATTGGTAGTAGTTTTTATCTGTCCAATAATTCCTTCTTTACGTCAGACGGAATTAGATATGGCCTTTACAGGAAACCAGATGCCAATGGACTGCGTTACTGGGTTAAATATGCACAAGACAACAATTTAGCTGTAAGCGACCAAGCCTTTATTGATGCTTTCTTTTTAAAAGCGTCACTAGGTACAGGTGCTCCTGGAACAATACAGGATGGTACAAGATGTTTAAACAACACAAAGTCTTTGTCAGTTGGGTATTATGAAGGTACTGACTTTTTTGACAGACCTAATACAATTGGAAGAGCCGGTATTGCTAGTATACATATAGTTGCAGATCAATTATTGGAAGGTGCTGAATCTTTTAATGTTAAATTATTCTATAATAGTGCAGTAGTTTCTACATGGGGTGGGGTAAATGTAACAGATACATCAACTCCGCCACCACCTAGTATTATATTAAGTAACATTGCAACCACTGGTGAAAGAGGTGTTTTGTACGACAGTACCATTTCTGCAACAGGCGGCGCAAGTCCGTACACATTAACATTCACCGGCGGTGTAATACCCAATGGTCTTACACTTGGCCCCACTGGTAATTTATTTGGCCGACCGTCTAGTACAGGAACTTTTAGTTTTACTATACAAGCAATAGATTCAGAAAATTACTCGGTGTCTAGAACTTATAGCATTTCAATCAGTGGAAAAACTTTGATACTAACTCCAAGTTCGTTACCTGATTTTTATCTAGTAGGTCCAAGTTTGTCACCGTATTATAATTCACAGTTAAGTACCACAGGCGGCATAGGCAATTATACATATCAAGTTGTTGCAGGAACGCTACCATATAACTTAACATTATCAGAACTGGGATTGATAACACCAAATGCCAATCCAGGTGTTGCTGCTACTTATACATTCACTATCAGATCAAGTGACTCGTATGGTAATTCAATTGATAAACAATATTCTATTGTTGACCATGAAACAACAAATGTACCGCCACCACCACCTCCTCCCACGCCTGGGCCAACGCCTCCGTATTATCCACCGTCTCCGTACACACCTGGCAACAGATTAACAATTGACGGGTCGGTTAGATTAAGTGCGGCATTTACTTATGTCAACGAGTCGGGAGTGGCGCCCAGAGTTGGTATATATTGGACAGCTGGGCATAACACAATACCTTATACATATCGCATTGTAAATCCACCAAGCGAAATTACATGGACTATATCACAGGGAAATTTACCTCCAGGATATGAATTAATACCGTCGGGATTTGGGTCAGTTGTGATACAAGGAGTAGCAAATACAACAACATATTGTCAATATGGTGATTGTACTCCTGGTAACTTAGTATACAGTCCCAATAACCCTCCTACGTTTACTATAAGAGCAACAGCCGCCAATGGTGATTATGGAACTCTAATAGACGGAATATTTGTGTTTAAAACCAACGGATTTCCTTCTTAATAAATAATTGATTATGACCATTAAAGTATCAGACTTCGCATCTAGCTCGCTATCGGGGAATGTAGTTTTAACTACTAAAACGGCTACATTTAGTACCACCATAACCGCAGACGGTTTGCCCGAAGGCGCTGCAAAGATAATTGCTAAACTTAGAAAAGATAGCGTAACTGGAACGGTGTTAGCAGCATCTGATACTATTTTAATTAATGATACTAGCCAGTCCGGAACTGGCGTTGCTATTACTGTATTGCCTTTTACACTAATTCAACCAATTAGTAATATTGCATATTCAAGACAATTGACAGCCACTGGTGGCACTGCTCCGTACCAATTTTCTTATAGTGGGAATTTGCCCACTGGATTAGATTTGTTACCAAACGGTATTTTAACAGGAATACCCAAAGAAGTTGGAGTATTTAATTTTACAGTCAGAGCCACTGATATCAACACAGACTTTGGTACAACTTATTATCAATTGGCTGTTACTGGTCCTGGTATATATTTGGCACCTTTGACAATACTTGAAGGCTATACAAATATATTTTATCAAACAACGTTTACAGCTACCGGCGGACTTGCTCCTTATTATTTTACTATATCTCAAGGTGCATTACCAACAGGAATAGAATTAGCACCAAGCGGATCGTGTGAAGGAAAAACTTCAGCAGCAGGACCTGTTGCCATAGTAGTGACAGCAACTGATTCCAATGGTAACTCGGGATCTAAATCTTATATACTTACAATAAATCGTATTACTATAAATGTAAATCCAGTTACTTTACCGCCAGCATTTAAAAAATTACCATACTCTCAAAATATCACCGGAACTGGCGGATCAACTCCCTACACCTGGTCGGTGATAAGCCAGAATACTTTTCAAACTGGAATATTATTAAACCCTGATAACGGAACATTATCGGGTACTTCTGTTGCTGTAGGAAGTAAATCTTTAACTGTGCAAATTACAGATAAAAATGGAAACTATGGTACCAGAGATTACACATTTTTAGTTAATGATGTAGTCATTTATATTACTCCTAATACGGCTGTATTAGCCAATATACAACTAAATTCAAGATATAGCCAGGTAATAACAGCCACTGGTGGTGCAGCATTGATCAATACAGCACCGTCGTACTCATGGGTTGTGTTCAGTGGTACTTTACCACCCGGAATAACATTCAACGGAGTTAGTGCTACTCTAGCCGGAAGGCCAACTGAAATTGGTAATTATTCGTTTGCAATACAAGCAACCGATGGATATCAAAATAGCGGAACAAGATCGTATCTGTTTAGTGTATTAGCAGTTACGATTACATTGTCTCCAAATGAATTAGGCATTGTTACTATTGGTGATTTATATACACAGGTAATTAGTGCAACAGGCGGAGAAGCGCCGTATACTTTTGCGGTAACCGCAGGAACATTACCATCGGGTTTGACATTAAATACAAATGGAACACTATCGGGCACTACTTATATAACCTTAGAACGTTTGATTACTATCAGAGCAACTGATATAAATGGAAATTCTGGATCTAAACAATATAAAATAACAGTTGCATCTGACCATTGGATAATAAATTTAAAAAATGTCAACAGTGTTTCTTTAGAAGCATACACAGCCGCCGAATCGTCAAATAACCCTGGCAGTATTAATACAATTAACGAAAATGAATATGCAACTAGGGTAGTAGTCTCATCAAGATATTCAGTTGGAAATGAAACTTTATATTGGAACATAGCTCAGGCCCCTGGGATAGATGCACACCCAGTGGGCAGCGATTTTGGAATTATTACAGCAAGCACAGTTACTAAAGCCATATACGATTACGACACTCGTTTCGCTAATGAGTTTTCTTTTAATGCCGGGCAAATAACGTTAGCTAAATGGATAGCAACAAATCTATATCAGTCAAATACCTCATATAATACAGATACTGGTACAAAATACGGATTATTTAGAAAACCCGATGCAGCTGGATTGGCTGGTTGGGTTAGAGGTGCTACCGCTAATAACTGGGGTGTAGGAAACACAAGTTTAATTAATCAGTTCTTTAGAGGGGCAAGCACAGAAATGGACTATGCCAGATCATTAACATCTAATAAAACATTTTTACCTGACATAAATCAGTCTGGGACTTATTTCTACGACAGACCCGACAGCGTTGGTGGTACAATTATTACATTTAATCCTTATACTTACACAAACGGATACAGCCAAGAGTTTAATGTAGTAGGAGCTGATCTGACATTAGCTCAATGGATTGGCGCTAATTTATACGCATCAAACAGTCAGTTTACTACAAATTTAACCCCAGCAATACGATACGGATTATTCAGGAATCCTGATCTACTGGGATTAAACTCTTGGGTTAATAGAGCAAAAGCAATGAGTTGGGGCATCAATGATGCAAATTTAATAAATGAATTTTTTACCGGCGCATCAATAAATGTACTTGACGGCCCCAGATCACTAACAAACAAAAAAGATTTTATACCCGGACATTCCCCCGGCGATGTGTTTTATGATAGACCAAATAAAACCGGTCTACTTGGGATTTCAGCAGTTGCAGATAATCTCACCGAAGGTCCGGAACAGTTCATTGTAGAAATAAGACAAAACAGTTTAACTGGACCGGTTGTTGCAACGACCGATAATATTACTATTGCTGATAATAGTACAGCTAGCGCGACCACTTATAATAATAACGCGGTTGGATTCAGAAATTTCATCTATAGAGTAAGCGAAGGCGACACAATGAATTTTGAAGTGTTGGCACCCGGTAATGTGTCAACCGCTGACTTAGCAGTTAAATTAACTCAAATAGTAGTATCTACACCGTCTACTGCCAGCCCACCGGATTTTGTTGTAAGTACAAAAACTGTCCCAATGGTTGGAAGAGTAGGAACAGCCAGTTTGACAGTGGTAGCAGACATGATAACCGAAGGCGAAGAATATGTTACTATTGCGGTGGTATATGATGCCTTACAACGATCTTCGTTGGAAGGACCAGTGCTAATTGCTGATACGTCAAAGGTAACATATGATTTTGTTAACACACCTGCTGCCGTTAACGAAGGAAGTGTAGGGACTTTTACTATTAACACCACGGGAGTTTCTGATGGTACAAGATTATACTGGCGTATTAATCATATAACTACACAACCAGCAGATTTCTTTTATGCAGCATCAAAATTTGATGTGTTGTATGCATTTGCATCTAATCCCATTGCACCTCTTAAACCATCATCTGATGCAGTCATTGAGTATTGGATGACAAATGGATTAACAGCATTTAACTACTTTATACTAACAACAAGAACTAAAAGTCCTGCTGTTGCACAACAAATTGATGCAGATCGAATTGCAGATGCAATAGGCACTACCGGACAACCTATACTAGCTACACGAGCTGCGGTGTTGGCTGCTTATTATGATTATAGTCAGGCTCCAATGTTTCCAATTGAAAGCGATATCAGATATTGGATGACTTACGGATTGGGGGTAAACAATGCTACATTTATAGCTTCAATCCAATCTGCAAACTCTGCCAACCCTGCACTGCAACTGGCAAATCAACAGCAAAGAGCAGACCTAATAGGCAGAAATACACGTTGGGAAGTGTTGTATGCATTTGCCGGTTGTGCATATGCACCTTTGGTTCCAACTGAGGCGGAAATAGCCGACTGGAGATGCAGGGGATTACTTGGATTCCAGCAAAATATGTCATCTCGATATCGTGGCGCAAGAGCATCTACAATTTTAGCTCAAAGAAATGCAGATGAATTACTACCTGGGGTACTAGCGGGGCAATATGTTCTTAATTCAAGATCGGCTGTGTTAGCAGCATATCAAGACAATCCTGATACACAACCGTTTCCGAGTGAAGTTGAAATAAGGTATTGGATGGAACACGGATTGGGAACCAATAAGACAACATTTAGTAGTGCAGTTCAAACATACAATCAGCAAAACCCAACTGCTTATGCTCAAAATTTAGCAACTAGGGCACAAATAGCAAAAGATAATTCAAGAGCATGTAGAGGTTCATTTTTAGTTCAAGGCGACGTTGGCACATTTGGTATTAGAGCCAGGGCCGATTTATTAGCTGAAACTAGCCAACAATTTACAATAAGTTTAAGTACATCTGAAAATAGTGAACCGGTTGCAACAACTAGTATTGTTACTATAACAGATACTAGTATAGAAATATATTCAACAGTACCAGTGGACTACGGTGGTGTGCAATATTCTTACTCTAATTCTGCATCTGGATATACATGGTATACAGTAGGGTATGGTTATCCAATATTAATCGATTCCACCAGTTTAAATATAAATGGTGCAGGATCCCTGGGGTCTTCGCCGGGTGGTACATTTGTAGTTAGCGGCGGCATTGGTGCTGTTACACCAACATTAAATGGTGAGTCGCCTACTTTTACTATCAATAATCCAACTGGAAGAGGAACAATTTATCAAATTGTAGCAGAATATTTTATCAGATCAAATATGCCAATTACGTATGCTATATATCGAGTAGCATCTACTGGGGATATTCTAGTACAAGAAAATATAAGAACATTTGATAGGGTGTCCGGAATAGATGATGATAACTTTCCGTACAGTCGTTACAACTATTGGCCGTTAACTCAAACTGGGTATGTTGTCATACCTAGTAATACCACATATACATTTAAAATAAAAATGTCTGGCACTAGCTATAATTCTATTCCTGCTGGAAGTGGGCTAACCTCTGGAACCACAGTTTATTGTGATCCAAGCGGACTACGCAGAATTACAGTTAATCCGGTTATGACAGATGCTCCGGGATATGCATTACCTTTCTATTGGGTACAAGGGTACTCGGATCAAAATTATATTCCGCCTTCTACATATTATGTATCTTTTAACTCCGTTGGCCAGCCAACTATTACAATGAGCGAAGGTGATACTATTACTGTAATAATGACAGGATTTTATATAGTAAACGGTACATATACCTGGAATCTTTATCGTACTGGTGGAGGTGCTGTTAGCGGTAGTGACTTTAGTGCATCATCTGGGTCATTTACAATGACTAGCAATTATGGATCTTTTACGTTAACTGCACTATCGGATGCAGTTACAGAAGGAACATTAACATATTATGTGGATATTGTACTTGGCGGAACAGTGATAGTATCTTCTAGTACTATTGCACTTACAGTATTAGATACCAGCTTAACACCACCACCACCATATTACCCACCACCACCATATTACCCACCACCACCATATTACCCACCGTACTATGCACCGTACTATGCACCATATGTTGATCCTGGCAGCCGTGGCGGCGGCCGTGGTGGTGATGGTGGAGTTGGAGTTGGAGTTGGAGACGGCGGCGTTGGCGGTGCAAAAGGCGGTCCTGAGGGCAGAGGCACAATCGGAGGTGACGGCGACGGAGGAACTGGTAGCGTTGGCGTTGCCCATGGCTTTGGAGACGGCGATGGCGGCGGCGATGGAGGTGGCGGAGGTGGTGGTGGAGGTGGTGGTGGTGGTGGAGGCGGACGTGTAATCTGTACGCATTTCTATCGTAAAGGTGAAATGGATCGTGATACATGGCGTGCCGATCTTGAGTTCACATTTAACCACCTTAGCCCAACTACTGTTCGTGGTTATCAATTTTGGGGGATTCCGTATGTTAAGTTAATGCGTAGAAGCAAATTAGCAGAAGATATTATGAGACCAATAGCTATTCATCGTGCCAAAGAGCTTGCTTATCAAATGGGTAAAAGTTCAAAAGGATCGCTATTTGGTAAAGTTGTGCGACTGATATTTGAACCTACATGTTTTGTAATAGGATTATTTGTAGGTGAACAAGATTGGAAGGCTCTATGGGGCCCAATGAAAGACTAATATGATACATTTAAACGAATTAATTCCAGGATACGAAAACTTGGAGACAAGAAATCAAATTATAAAGGACATAGATGACTATGCACTAAGTATTGAGTTTACTCAAGAAGAAGTAAATTCTATTCAGGACCCTAGAATGATTTTAATAGCATACGAAGCAATGATGTACAGAAGACTAAAAGGATAATATAAAATGGGCTACAGTGCAAGTATTAGAGAAAATCAATTCCAAGTTTTTTGGGAAATACGAACAGCAAATGTACCAAACGGTACAACTCTATACTGGACACTAGGACTGGCCGAAGGCGGCAGCCCTGGTGTCACTCCAGCCGATTTTGGCCTAGCACAAAATTGGGGCACTGTAATTATCAATGACAACTTTAGTAATTTTACGCTGCGAGGAGTTGAAGACCAAGTATACGAAGGCCCAGAGTTTTTCATACTACAATTAAGAACAGGTAGCCAATATGGTCCTGTTATTGCAACTAGTAATTACATACAAATTGTTGATACTAGCACTAGTGTCCCGGTAGCACCACCATATTACCCACCACCATATTACCCACCACCACCACCACCACCACCCGATACACCACCACCACCACCATATTACCCACCACCATATTACCCACCACCTGAAACACCACCATATTACCCGCCAGTACCACCTCCACCTCCGCCACCTCCACCACCTCCAGCACCTCCTGCGGTTGCCCCTACTCCTACATATCGTTTGTCAGTATCTCCTGTTACCGTAGCAGAAGGGGGTACACTCACTTACGTCTTAAATGGAACAAATGTTGTAAACGGTACATATTATTGGTTTGTTAATCATACTGAGACTGTTCCGGCAAGTTTTGTATCCAGCTCTGGAGCGTTTGCTGTTACAAATAATTTGGGAAATTTTGAAGTGACTGCTTCGTATGATATCCCTACAACTCAAGCATTTACAGTAAGTGTATATCTGACCACTACTACCACCAGTAGTTTCAATGGGCTTTTCCAATATAGTTCTCCTAACGTATTGACAACTTCTGACACATGCTATGTAACACAAAGCGGCGGCAGCCTCGGCGGCGGCGGCGGCGGCTTTGGTGGCGGCGGCGGTAGCGTTGCAGTTAATGCATATATGCCATATACAACTAAAAGAGCAGCTGAGATAGCTGTCGGTGATCCATTATTGTTGTTATCAATTGATAGACAAGGTACAATGCCGGGCACAACAATAAGTAATAGAATTAGTCAACAGAATTTATTAACGCTAATCAGTGAGTCTGGTATTAGATTAACATTATCGGACAATACTCCGTTGACATTACCAAATGGTGCGTATGTTAATAGCACACAGGCATTAGGCAATTATTTACCAGTGCAAGATGTAAATGGATTCCGTTGGGAACGAATTGTGGAAGTAGTTGATGCAGGACAAGGTCTTGTTGCTACAATAGCATGCAAAAATCAATGTTATGCAGCAGGTGACGAGCCAGATAGATTCATATGGACGCACAATGTCATGATGCAAATGGAAAAATATTAAAATAACAAATAGAGGAATATACAAATGAACTATCACATTAGAGCATTCAATAAAGTGCTAGGCCACTTATATGTTGAATTTGAAGGATTCGGGAATAAAGCAATCAATGTACCAATCAACGAGAATGGGCTTTATATAAACGGCACTGAGTTAGACGAATATATAAAAAACTTTATACCAGAATCTGAAGTTAAAAGACGAGCAGCACTGGAAGCTGGAATACCAAATTGGGAAGACATTCAGAGTTTAGTACCAGAACCGGATCAGCAAACTTTTGTAACAAATTCTAATCCAGTTATTGATACAGGTCCAGTTCAATAATTTAAAGCCATCTTAGGCAAAAATAAGTTATATCCTCAGAGTGTAACTTAGCAATAACTTTAAAAGAATAATTGTAGTTGTTGGGGTCAATGGCTTGTTCCCATCTAGGCTTTTCCACAGCATGTCCCATAACCCATTGACCTGCTTCACTAGTCTCCCATTCGTATAGAGGCTCAGAGGCATACACACTAGGATCTTCTGCCCAAGCATCTACTAGAAATGTATGGACAACGATCTCTTGCATATATTATTCTGACACGTATTCTTCAGCCATCGGGAATATAGCAGCAATGGCTTTAGCACAGGCCAATGCCACAAGTTGATGTTCTTTTTGTGTACCATTTGCACTACGTAGTTCTATAAAGTGAACCCAGCTACGTAATGTGCCATTCATATATAAACGGCTAACAGTATTACCTTCGGGCAGTATAGCTCTAGCCTGCTCTTTAGCAATACCTTGGTCTATTGCCCATGAATAATGCTCATGTACTAGATCTATTACCTCTTGCTGTCTACGGTTCCACTCGGCAGTAATACCCTGTTGTTTTGCATCATTAGCATCAATTTCTATGCTGTTTTGTCTATTCTTGGTATCCTGTAAGCGTGCCTCTCTAAGAACAAAGCTAAGATCCTTAGTAGGGTCTGCATAGCGTTGACTAAACTCTTGGAAACTAAAACTACGGTGCCTGAGAATTTGACGTGCAATATCCCGTGTGGTTTCAATTTCTACACAAGCCGAAACCATTTCAAGTGGACTCCAATGTGCGTGTTTAACCAGGTACCGAATAAGTTTCTCACTAGATTCAGTATTGAATTGATTAGACGGATTGCTTACACGAGCACAGTAGGCAATTAGCTCTTGTGCATCGTTAATACCTTGTTGTTGAAATTCAGTCGTAGGTTGTGAGAATGAAACTAAAGTTACGTTCATAGGTCTTTAAGTATTTGGTCGGTTATGGGTTGAATGGCTTTTGCAACATCGTCGACATCGACATAAAAGTCAACATCAACAATAATATGATCCAAGGCTGTTAACCGTGAATCTAACATTTCTTCAATCGCGCTAGGATCGTTTCCCTCGTCGATCAATTCTTTAACATCGATATTAACTACAGTTCCATCTATTAGATTTACATTAAGCGACCGAAGTAACGTAATAGGAATTTCATTTTTTTCTACATCTTTAAGAATTTTTTTCCATTGATCTCGAGGAGAAACATTAATCTTTTTTAGCTTTGACCGCGGGTTTTTTCTTGGTTGGGGTGACATTTTTTGCAGTTATAGGGTCGAGCGCAGCGGCTTCTGTTAACAGACGATCGGCTTCTTTTAAAAGTTGCTCGGCATTGGCTTTCATAGTCTCGGCTTGTTTGATTCGGTCTTTGGCTAAATCGGCATCACTTAACACTTGGTCTACTGGTGCTTGAATAGAAGCAGGAATGGATCTACTAGAGCTAGGGACTCCTACTTCTCTTGGTTCTGGTTTACGCTTCTTACCAGACATTCCACGATCCGCATCTAACTCAGCAAGACGCTTAATTGCACTTTCGCCTTGTGCCATTTCATTTAAGATTGTATTCATTTCATCTAAACGAACAGAGCTAGTGCTATTAGGTGTTAGTATAACTTGATTGGTTGGGATTTTTTTAAGTAATCCGTTTTTATGTAATGCTTCCAGACAATTAGTTCCATCAGACATTAGATTTCTAAATAAGACATCTGACAAACTTTCGGCTGCTTGACCCGGCGCACTTTCTAAAACCGACATTACTGTGTCGTGATACATTCTTGGAAGTAAATCACTATATGCAACTAAGCACATATGATCTTCTCCGGGAAGGGTTCTAAATATTAATACAATTTTTTTGTTGTTATGTTTGCCAATATGTTTATACATAATAATTTCCTTTAAGTGGTGCTATCGTTTGTTTCGTCATTTTTGGCTGCATTAGCTGCATTAACAAAAGTTGTAATACGATCGTATACTGCGCCCACACTTGAAAGTTCGTCCGGTTTCCAGGCGCCTCTTTTTGTTACAGTTTCTATAATCTGTAACATTATGTTTAAGTCGTTTAAACTTAATGTTGGTGTTGTGTTTGACGGAATCTCGCTAGATTCAGTATTTGAAACTTCAGACATAAATTGATTCTCCGATGATACACTTATTTAATAGTAATGGTCATCGGCCAATAAATTTTTATAATTTAAAACTATTAATGTCTGACAGCACCAATGCAAAATACGATGCTTCGCTATGTATCTCAAATCCGGCACGTTTACGCATAGAAAATCCACTGCTACCTTCAGCAATAGATACCACATCACCAAAATAAAACCTACCTTCAAGATTTTCAAATATCCAATTGACTATCTGACTAGCAGGCCCGGTTAGATCAAAGTCCACCGCAAAAAAATGTGGCGGGCAATGATCTAATTTACGTAATCCGTGTACGTTTAACGGATTAATCTGGAATGACTGTAGTGATTGTAACGTCATTAAAAACAATTTCGTTGGCCAGATCTTCTAAATCTAATCGATCTTTAAGATACTCGTTTGCAGTTTCGACAAAACTATTTAATAGATGTGGCTGACTTGTCATGATTGAAATCTCAGCTGAGCGAGCCAAATCATCCAAGTAACGCTCACAATCTAGTAACTTAATTTGTAAGTCTGTAATTACTTGACGAGCTTGTTTAAGACGTTTTACAGAGTCTGGATTTACAATTTTCATTTGACTGCATCCTCGTAGTGAGCCCAAATACCAAACGGTGGTTGAGCAGATTCATTACCTTTAATAATCCAAACAGTATCGCAGTAGTTGGCATCACCCCAAGACCCATTTGGGTAACCGTCAGTGAACACAACCAACTTCTTAGGCTCAATTCCGTTCTCTTTCATGAATTCAAAATTGGCTTCGAACAAAGTGCCACCGCCGCCTGCTGGCTCGTACTCGGAAATTTGTTTCATGTTGTCTTGTGTGAATTCTTGCATGTTATGTACATCAGTATCAAAACACCACACTTTAATTTTGTAGTCGGTATAAGAATCCATAATGCCTTGGATTTCTCCTAAGAATATTTTAAGTTCTTCGTTACCAATGCTACCTGAAGTATCAATGGCTACACAGATATCAACAGTTTCTCCATACTTGGTACCTGGCAGGATAGCATCCATATGCCAGCCTCTGCGGTTAACTCGCATGAAGCTGTAGTCATCTTTGATTGTACTTTGAATCTGTTGCAACAACAATTCGCGCCAGTCAATAACCGACTCAGTCATATCTTTAATTAGACGCTTGACACCATCGGGCAAATCATTAGAACCAGCGGCCTGTGCAGCCTGCAATACTGCTTCTTTGATTTCGTCACGCAAGGCTTTACGTTCGTCTTTGCTCAGTTTAGGCCGACCGTTGCCATCGCCGTCTTGATCACCATCACCATTGCCATCACTGTCATCTTCGTCTAGATGCTCGTCTAGCATTTGATCAATCAATTTTTTAATGTCAATCTTTTTAGCATTCTTATACAAGTCGTCGTAGACTTCTTCGTAGCTCATGCCGCGATACTTACGATCTAGTAGAATTGGAACAGTGGTAATCTTCTGACCAATATTGTGATCTACTAGATCTTGATTAACGCAATAGTCGGCAGCAATGTTACTAAGCACCGGGTCACGATTTTCACGACGTCCTAAATGATCATATACCACATGCAACACTTCATGCCCAAACAAGAACTCGCATTCTTTTAAACTTAGACGATTAATGAATTCGCTATTGTACCAAAAATTACGTCCGTCGGTAGCGGCAGTAGAGCACCAGCTATCGCCGTTAATTAGTTTTAACCGAGTTGCCAAGTTACCAAAAAACCCAGCTCGCAATAACAAACCTACACGAGCTGTAATAAGTTTTTCGCGGGCAATTGCATCAATTTTAGGATTGGTAACTGTAACGACTTTTTGTTTTTCTGCTAGGGTAGTGTCAGACATAATATATCCTGGTTAAAATTGTATTATACATTATTCTTATCCGTTTGTCAAGATAAAAAAGAGGCTTGCGCCCCTTTTTTATTTAACTGCGGCAACCACGTACTTACCAAAACGCTTATGGAACTCGTCAAAGTTCTTGATCTTGCCAGGCACAAACGGAATGCCGTATGTGGTAATAGCAATACGCGATGCCATAACTACCAATTCAGTAGTGAAATTATCCATGATGAAGCGGAAGAAATTATCCGTCATCTTAGTCCACTCTTCTGACTTTGGACCCAGTTTATCAAAAGAATCTTTGAGTTCATAGCATAAGCTGATAGTCAAAGAGTACATGGCACTGATCTCTTTAATTTTCAGTTCAGTGATACGACCTTTCAACACTTCAACTGGGTCGGGCATCTGACCTGCTACTTTACGATGAGCCATAAACTTAACTGCAAGCCCTTCGCCTACTGCACCAGAGATCAAGTCAACAGTGCCAGAGTCCATACCATCATCGTCGTCTAGCAGTTCGCTAACAAAGACCCACGAACGTGGTGTAGCAAAGGACCGTGTACTAGAGCGTGGGTCAAAGTCAAACAAGTCTTGTTTAGCAAAACTCAAGTAACCGACAACATCTTTATGGATCTTGTTGTTAACTGCCCATGTCTGCCAGGATTCAAAGTCTACTCGTAGTTCCATATGAATGAAACGATTGCTCAATGGACTAGGCATACGGAAAGTAACGCCTTTATCGCTTTCGCGATTACCGGCCGCAACCATAACAACATTCTTAGGCAATACATACTTGCCGATACGACGGTTTAGAATAAGTTGATAAGCCGCCGCCTGCACACTGGGAGCCGCTGAGTTTAGCTCATCGAGGAACAAAACGATAATAGGATACTGACTGGCCATTTCTTCATCGGGCAAATCAATAGGAGGAGCCCAATCCATTTTACTTTTTTCTTTGTTGAAGAAAGGAATGCCGCGCAGGTCAGTTGGATCCATCTGGCTTAGACGCAGATCAATCATATGCCCGCCCAAGTCTTCAGTAATGCCAGCTACCAGCTCGCTCTTACCAATTCCTGGGGGACCCCAAAAGAACACAGGTCGTTGTTTCTTAAAACAACGCATGAGACCACGACGTGCCTCAACTGGAGTAACTGTACGTGCATCTGAAATCTGAGTAGCCATGATAACCTTTCAAGTTAAATAAAAATGTATTATAGCATACAATCAATAACCCGCACAATTGTATGGGTATTGATTGTGGTATTTTTGCAACACCTATTAGGCTACTACAGCCTCATCCAAAACCAGCTCTAACATGCTGGCAGGAACTTTCCAAAGACCGTTGGTAGTTCGCACTGTGACGAACTTAATGGCAATTTTTTGAACAGTACCACGTACTAACATTCCGCGCCTGGAGTCACGAAACTGTACAGTGTCGCCTAAGTCTAGAGCACGGCGATTCTGTTTTGTTAGTTGGGCACGGGCAAACTTAACTGCATCAATAATGCTGGTCAGCTGATCGTTAGTAAAATCACCAAACATGATAGCGGTATTAATTTGAGTAATGTTCATAGTAGACTCCAGTTAGTTAAAGGTTAAACAGTTTCAATTTCAAGTTTAGTAACACGCATTGCCTTGAGATTTTGATGAGTGGCACACAGGCGAACTGAATAATCATGTCCGGCAATCTGACCAACTAAGATATCAATCCAAGGAACAACTTGGTTGGCAGCGTTGAGGTTCAACGAAATGTTAGTGATAACACCTTCGAGAACGCCTGCACTAGAAGACCAAGTAACTGTATCGTTGACGTTAAGATTCATAATTAACTCCGTTCAGTTAAGGGTTAAACCAAAGTAGAAAGTTCAGGAAATACATTGGCCAGTAGCTCTGCAATAACATTCATACCCATGAACTTTGCTGTTATTACTAAAACTGCTGTTACTGCTATTTCCATCTCTATCCTGTTTGTTGCTGTCTATGTATGTATTATAGTGCCTTTCGGGCTAGCAGTCAACCGTTTTTTATGGAATTTTTACGGATTTTTTGTTGTTTTTAAACAACAAAGTGGGCCTAAAGCCCACTTTTTGCTGGTTTTTTCAGCAGTTTTTACTTTTTGCTAGTACCTTGGTTTACAAAACCGTACATTTTTTCAGCAGTTTCTAGCACTTTGTCCAGTCCCGGAAAAGTTGGCATTGCTACTGTACTGACAATTTGACCTGTCTTCTCGTCACGAGTAGCAGTCAATTCCCATCCTTGGAATTTAGCATGGAAATCGTCTTGTACCAGGCTTTTAGCCATGCCCAAGATATCAGTGCGGATTTCATACCCGTTTTTGTTGAATTTAATTTCTGGTGTTTTTGGTAGTTCAAATGTTGACATATTATTCTCCTTGTGTGTTAATGTCTGTGTCGGCTGATTTTTTGACAGTCTTTGCCTTGACTGTTTTTTCCTCCGTTTGAGGATAGAAAACTTTACTCATTGAGTCAACGCTATAAGTGAGCATTTCGATTGTGTTGTTGACTATCATTTTACCAAATACTGTTTGAGCATCAATAAAATTATTTGCAACTTTATTCAGTCTATCGTCAGTGTAGACTTTGTTGGTCATCATTCTTTTAGATGACTGGAAGAGATCGATGTAAAAATCGGGTGTAAACATAATTGTGTCCTTGTGTGTATGTTAACTTATTTATCTACTTAATGCAATAGCTAAACAGTTTTTTTTGGTGAATTAAATCCACCCTTTAAAGTCTTCCATCATGAGCCTTTTAGCACCTACATGGTCGCCACGTTGTGCAAGATGAGTAGCAGCACGGGCCTTGCCCATGTCGCCCAAAAAGTTATAAATTGATTTAAGTAATTTCATATCCAACCCTTTCCTGCGTGATGCATATCAAATTGGCGTGTAAGACGATCTACATCACATGTATTTTGTGGTGCGTGTCTGACAATGTATTCTTCTAATGCTGATCCGTAAGTTTGTGGCTTTTCAAATGCCTGAAACATCTTTTGGAAATAACCGGCTAGCTGGTTTAACATATTTTTCTCCTGTGTGTAATGTTAATAGAAACTCATGGTTTCTACTTACGTATTTACCTTGTCAAGAGATATTCTGCGTATGATCTAGGTAAGATTGGAGGTTATTGTTATATAGAGTAAGAGCTAAACTAGTAACATCGTCAAACGTGCTAATAGAGGATTCATTCCTTATTAAATAAGGTTGTGTTAAAAACTTTTCTAATTGTACTAAAGTTTTTGGTAAAATATTGTGTTGGAGATTGTGTGAATAGTGTTGCACACCAAGTGCCACAAACTCAGAAAATCCTTCAAAAGTCAATCGCATGCTACGATCATTTGTAGGATTATACCAATACCTTATCCGGAAGTAATTGATCGAGTGCTGCTCTACTTGCTCTGGAAATTTTTTTGTTTTTAACTCAACTAATGCTTTAGACCATTCAAGTTGAGTTTTAACAATTGTCATACAGCTGAATAAACAACAGGCCCTTGATTTAATAAAACAACGGTAAAACTCTCAGTTTTAAATTGAGTGTTTAATTTTTTGGCTAAACTAATAGCATGCCCTGGATTTGAAAAAGATACTTTTCTGTACTTTGGGCCAGGATAGCTTACTAATATATTTTGTGTTTTTAAATTTACAGGTTTACCATTGTGATAAACTGCCCAAATTCCATCCGACGCTAGTACTTGGTCGCATTTATAGTTTGTTTTATTTAGATTTTCTAAAATTACAACAGGTTTAGGTCTACTCATAACTAAGTCCTTTGATATATCATCATGTACTTTATTTATGCGTAGTTAATTAACTCTTTATTGTATTACTTCCAATAATTTAGAATTTGCTTCGCTCTGTGTGATAAATGGACCAAAAAATTTATTTCTGGCTAACACAATTTTCTTAGGACAAAACACACTAGACCATTCGCCTTCTATATTAACTAAGTAATACCCTGCACAGTAAAAACTTTTACTTTTTGGTTCTTTAGTAAACAACGGCAACCTGGACTTTAAATCAAATATGCCATTATAGGGAATACTATCACAAGGAAATTCAAGAACTTGGTTGGTATTCTCTTTTTTTGCTTTCCCTATCTTGGTAGGTGCAATGTTGTATTTAGAACTTAATATCTTAAATGATGGAAACTTTTCACGTGATGTACCACGTACTAGAACAACACCATCGGGCGCGGCCTGTATAGTACCTATTTTTTGGCCATTGTTTTCGACAATCCAAAATTTATTTTTAATAACTGTTTTAGCAATCATTGAACTCATAATTAATCCTTTATTTTGTTTTTTCTGCTATCTCTTTATACCCTGCCCAACTGGGATGAATACCATCTGGTTGTAATCGAGTAATAGGAATAACAGTATCGCCGAAGCCAGATGCTACTTCCCGGACTATTGCTTGTATCTCGGGTTTAATAGCAGGCATGATCCAATAGACACGTTTAGCAGATACCAATTGACGTATCCGTGAAATCTCTTCTCGAGAGTGTACACCTTTGTGATCATTTGATCCTAGACTAATGATTAGCGTTTCGGCTTTGGGTAATGCACCTTGATCTCCATCAAGATATTGCCGGCGCCATTGCCAACTATTAATTCCGCCTTTGGCAATGGCTACACAATCAGGGCGAAACTGTTTTGTACCAACAGCAATGCTGTCACCTATAATTAGACAATCAATCATATAACTGGATTGGGATAACTTGATCCTAGCAATTCACCAAAACTAGTAGCATTCTCGCTTAACTTGTTTAATTCAAATTTGCCACAAAATTTTAAAAACTGTGCGCCAACCATGGGTTTGGATTTTACTACGCTATTGCTAATAATAGTTTCGGCTATCTTCAGTTTAATATTATCGGGTTGGGCAGACAAATCAACTAGTACACGATTGCGCTCGTAGTCGTCTTTAACTCTGTGCTCTTGACCATTGTGGTCAGACCAACGTTGCAACATGAGATTGTTCCAGGAAAATCCTTTATGATCTCGGTCGTTGTAGGCTTCTTCCAATCCCACCTTGTTCTTGCTGCCTTTAGTACGCACACCCGGATAGGCACTAAAGACATTATCAGTGGGGTCGCCACGCATACATTTCTCAAATAGTATCCAGCTGGGGTCGGGGATACGTTTAGGTTCTTTGGTCTTCTTATCAATTACAGGTTTGCCTTTTTTATCAAGGATGCCATCTAAGGTGTGCAATTCATCTGCAATACCATTATATTGTTTTACGTTAGTAGCCAACAACTGATGAAAATCGGTGTCGCTGCTAACAATAACATGATTATCCAGTGGATGACTTTGTATCCACCCTGCAATTAAATCATCTGCTTCTAGCTCGGGATGACGCAAGGTAGTACAGTTAGTGCGATCGGTGAAGAAATCCTTAAGAGAATCAAGTCCTTCCCAAAACATCTTATCTTCTTCTTGTTCTGCTACAGTAGCAGCGTCTCTGGCTACTGCACGATTAGCTTTATAAGGAGGATAAAAGTCCTTACGCCATGATCGGCCTTCGTTGCAGATAACCACATGATCGGCACGTTGATCTCTCCAGCATTTATTAATGCTGCTCATAGTTACATGTAATCCAAATGCCACTCGTTCTTCTAATGTACTGCCTCTGTGTGCAGCATGACGAGCCCGGAAATAAGTATTTGCTAAATCAATGAGTAGGTATGTAGTCATACCGCAATGTTAACATAGATTTGTTTAGCTGTCAACGGTACTCTGATCGATTTGAGTCTAATTTTGTTTTATTTACATAACGTGCATCAGGATCTGCTTGTTCTTGCTCAAATGCTTCGGTTAATACATTTCGGCAAATTTCTTGGAACCATAAATCAACAATTTGTTGATCGGTCTTTCCTTTGTATCCTGCACGAACCAACTTGGCCAAGAAAATCTCATTCCAGTCTAGCTCGAATGCACCATTGCCAACATTATCAGGATCAATTTCTACACCAATAACAGATACCCATGGTTCACCGGCAGCAGTAGCTTTATCTTTTTCTGACGTTACCGATACTGCTACTACAGGCTCTTTAGGCTTGCTTTTACTACGGCGTGCTTTCGGTGCTTTGGGTTCTTCGGGGATTACAACCGGGTTGGCCTCAACCGGTGGCGGCATAGATTCTTTTTTTCCAAATACTTTATCAAATAGTCCCATGATTTTAAATCTTTCTTTATAGTTATTCTCTATCTACTCTAGCATCTTCGTTGGAACGATAGCACATATATAATACGCCTATAATATAACCAAGCAAGAAACACAAAAAGTAATTCATGCTAGTTAATGCCAAACCGTTGTTTAATCATGCCAGCTGCTCCCAAACTGGTCATTTGAGTAGTACTACCTTTATCACATATATCAATGCACTCTAATAGGATTAGTTTTGCAAAACGCTCTTGTATATCCGGATTAATGTCAGGATAAAAACTTCCACCAGCCATTAATTGTAAATTTTTAAGTAATTCTTTATTCATATTAAGTACCCCACTCATTTTTAAATAACGGTACTTGTAGCCTATCACTGTACCGTAGTCCGTGTTTCATTGCCAACAATGCCACATTACGATTGTTTAATGCATACACACTTTCAACACCGCCCACTGGCATTAGATACACATGCCCTGTAAATCCTGCTGCACGATATTCAGCAATGGCACGTTCTGCATCTTCAAAATCTTCCTGTGTGGCAATAACAAACTTTAAATATGCTGTGCCGTATTCTTCATATTCACAAACTACTTCGGGTAGAATAGCTTCTTCCCACGGCTCACCACTACAAGGCAATTTGGCACTTACTGAGAAGGTAATCTCACGCCAAAAGTCTTGATCATGATGTGATTTCCATGTGTGCAAATACGAAGCAAAGTCTAGAGCAAGTTTCTGAGTACCATTGGTTTCAAATGTAATTTCTTTCAAGCCAGCCATCTTAGGATGATTTAACAAATCTGGATAAGCACGTTGCCATCCCAGCAATGGTTCGCCTCCGGTGATAACCAAATGCTCATCGCGCCACTCACCATGCGGAAGTATTTCCATAATGCGTTCTACAATTGCATCTGTCGTTAACATTGGACTTAGATCTTTAAATGCTGGATCCCAGCTGGCATAGCTATCGCAGCCTGTGCTTACTAACGGGAGCTCTTCATACTTTTGAAAAGGGGTAACCAATGAATGTGTAGCTGCAATACCAGCAGCCTCCATACTTAATTCTCCGCGTGGCATACCAAACCCTGCACATTTAAAATTACATCCAAATGTACGTAAGAAAACAGACGGCACACCCATGTAACGTCCTTCACCTTGGATGCTGTAGAACAGCTCTGCTATTTTAATTTTGCTCATAAATGTTAGACCATTTCTTAAGTTTTTCAATCTTTGCTTTTTTTGCAACTTCTAAGTTGTCTATGGATATTACACCCAACTCAAGCATAATGTCAATCATTGCGAGCATATCGCCCAATTCTTCTTCAAGATGCTCTCGATTGGTTTTAGGTTTACCCGGTTTTACATTGTCGGCTCCAAAGCGATTAATTTTACTAACTGCTTGGATTACCTCTGCACATTCTTCTTGAAGAATATCCATTACTTCTTTTTCTTTAGCATTCATTCGCTATGTCTTTCAGTATTAATAATAAGGTCCAAAATCTGGAGTACGTTGATATCTTGCAACATATGCATTCCACATTAGAGAAAAATCGTTGCAGGTAAACAAACTAATTAACTGCTTTTGATTTAAATAGTTTTCAGTATGTGTACCTACTGTTTTGTTTATTAGTGCTACATATTGATCTGCTACTGGTAAATCAAATGCTTGCAATAATCTAACTGATTTTTTTAGCGTATCTTGGCTACCTGCTAAGTCGTCAACTAGTAAAATAGGATTACCGGTTACTCTGCCTTCGGTGAAATTTAATAATCCGTACGATTTACGTGTTTTTTTTAAACTAATCATTGGTGACCCTAATATTTGAGCCATACCAAATCCTAGTGTAATTCCTGCATCCTCGCATGCCCCAATTTGCACATTAGTATGCGGCAATTTTTCTATTAGAAGTTCTGCTGCTGTAGTTACAAACTTAGGATCAAATAAACATCTACGCAAATAGAATTGCCAATAGTAAGAATCATTTGCTGCTTTTGCTGGAATTGCTGCTTGCCCATCTGGCACTCTATAAATGCCGCGATGCTCAATTTCGTTTCTTAAATAAATCCATTTTTCGTTACTAATGCTCATGCAAATAAGTCCTCGTTCCATTCACGATGTCCTTCACGGAAAGCCATATTGGCCTGTGTCTCACGCACTTCCACACGATAACACCACAGTCGCTTGGCTTCACCTTCGCCCCAGTAGTCGGGGATATAAACACCATTGACATACTTGTACAGCATGTCACTCAGCGACTCGCATCCCATGGCTGGCAGGATAGTCAGTTTGGCCAACTTACGGCGTTCCATTTCTTTGTAGAACTCAAGTTCTGGATCATCATGTGCCACCAGAGTTGTGTGATCAAATTGGTCTTCTAATATCTTTTTAAGTTCTTTCAATCCGCCGTAGTCAGCAACCCAGTTGCGAACGTCTAAGTCGTTGGTTCCAAAATAGAACTTCATACTAAACGAGTAACCGTGATTCATATTGCAATGACTATCGGCCCTCCATTGTCTATAAGCGCAAGGAAATGCGTCTATGTACTCTTTTGTACTAGTGTACTTGTATGTGATTGGGGTCATGCTGTTTCTCCTATGTTAATTATAGCATAGGCGGCGGAGTTTGTAAAGCGGGACGATGCCGATAGACCGCTGTATGTATTTATCTTATTGTTCGGATACGTTTAGTATTTGAGCTGCTTGAACATCATCTTCTAAAATATTACCATTCTCATCTACTAGACAGATTTTAATTGGATTACTAATACGCATATAGGAACCATCAATAATCCATTGATCGTCAATTCCGTTAACTCCGTCTCTTCCCCAATTAATTCCAATACTATCTGTTTCTTCTTGAGTAAAATCACCGTAGAATTTGTAGAATGTTTGAAATTGATTTTTGTACACACATGTATCCATTGGAAAATGCATATTGTCGTCGTTTATTTCTTGCTGTGTAATTGGATTGTCTAAACTTCTAGTTCCGTATCCGGATACATATGTATCAGTTACGCTCCAACCGCGATCATTGTTTACAGACTTAATATTATAATAAACACTAATGCTACCGTTGTCGTATGTTGGATACACTCTGTATGAATTTGTCATAATTATTTTTGTCCTTGCTTTATATTTAGTACTTAAAATTATAAGAAATCGTCACTGTCGTAATAATCACTAATACCATATTCCTCATCCAGTTCAGGGGGTATAGTATCGACTAACTCTTCTTTTGATAAATGACTGTAGTCGTATTGTTGATCGTCACCGTTATCCCAAATACCACAAAATCCTATTCCTGGTTCGTAGTAAGTTGCATATACACTAAATCCTTGATCTAGTAATGATTTATATGCCATTAACGGTGGTGCCCATGCACTAGTAAAACTAAGTGTAATTTTATTTGGAGTTACTTCTAAGAAGCCGTCGTTTTCTCCAATGTCCCATTTAGTACCCCAGTTTTCAATATTCCATGTATACCAATTTTCGTTATGTTCTGTTGGTCTTGGAACTAAGGTGTTTAAAAATTCACCTTTGGCAAAGGCATTACCAGCACGTTCAATTACTTCCGGATCGTTGTGTTCTAAAATTAATTTGTTATCACACCAATTTGGCACAATGGTTCTCCTTAGGCAGCAGATTTTTTACGAGATGTCTTAACAGGGGCTTCTACACTTAGTATAGCAGCCTTCACTTCATTAAGCAAGGCTTCGTCATCCCATTTTAATTCAGTGCGCCCATTCGGAAAAGTTGTAACAGTTAAATGATTACCTTTAACTATCTTTACTACATCCAACCCAGTAGCATTGACTACTTCGGATTTCTTTTTTTTAGTTGCCATCTTGTGCTTCCTCTATTTCTTCTATCTTTAACAAATCATTAAACCAGTATTCCGAACGATCAAAAATCCATCCAGATTCTTCCAATGATTTATAAATGTCTATTCCAATTAAATTTTTAATTTTAATTTGTTCTTCACTATTGACTTGTGATGGAAACAACCAAGCAGCCACTGATACACTAGTTTTAGGAACAAGCGTTAACAAACTCCAACTATATTCGGTACCTTTTGTTAATTCAATTCCGTCAATGTTTTCTAAATTCATATCAGGCATGGTATGGTTCCAGCATACAAATTCTGAATATTCAAATGTCTCACGCCGTGAAATAGTCAAACTGCCTTTATACCAATATTGCTGCTCAATTATTTTGTTTTTGTATTGAGGTGATATTTTCCATTTTTTCATCGCGGTGCAAACTCCTGCTGTAGTTTGATGTTATCAAAAAACTCCTTCTTGGTGCTTTGATCTGTTTGAAATGCACCTCGAAGCACAGTAGTTTGAGTTAGACTGCTATGTGCCATGATACCACGATTCTCACAGCATCCATGTGTAGCTTGGATATAAACACCTAGGTCTGTTGCTCCTGTAGCTTTTTGGATTTCTCTAGCAATGTCATTGGCCAGTTCTTCCTGCAAAGTACCACGACGAGCGCACCAATGAGCAATACGAGTGTACTTAGACAAACCAATGAGCTTTTCTGCGGCGATAATCCCAATATAAGCGACACCAGATACAGGCTGGTGATGATGGCTACACATACTGCGTAGTTCACTTCTAACCACAAGCATGCCTTCGTATCTATCTGCTGAATCATTTGGAAAAGCCGTTGCATTCGGTGCTGGTTCATATCTACCTTCCATAATTTCATTAAAATACATTTTAGCTAATCGACGTGCAGTACCTTTGCTATTAGGATCTGTTTCACGATCAATTAATAATCTATCCAGTACAGTTTCAAATGCTAGTGTAGCTTCGTCAATTAAAATGTCTTTATCCAATCCGCTGATATATTCGCTAATATTATCGCCTGCCCAAAAGCGTTTGTTATCGCGTTTCATCTTAGAGCGAATATGATCGCCGAGATAAATTTCTTTGTTGTCTGTTTCACTCATTTTATTTTTCTCCGATGTTAAGGCAGAGGATTGCCATGTTTGTATTATATATTATTTAGACCAACAGAGTCAATAATTATGATAGGGTTTTTTGCCATTGCCATGCAGTTGCTACAATATTTTCGATAGTACTATTGCGTGGCCGCCAAGAGGTTAGTTGTTTAAATTTTACGCTGTCGGCTACAAGTTTATCTGGATCACCCTCACGGCGTGGCCCAATATCTACATTGATTGTATCTCCTACAGCATAACTACATGCATTAATAATTTCTTTATTACTATAGCCATGGCCAGTTCCTAAGTTGTATGCTTCGAACCTTCCGGGATCGAAACTTTCAGCCAAACACACAGATTCTAAATGTGCCTGCGCGATATCAGTTACATGCAAATAATCGCGTATGCAAGTGCCATCTGCGGTATCATAATCATTTCCGTTTAATACAAATGATTTCTTATTTTGATATGCACCTAATATCCGAGGAATGATATGTGTAGCATCAGCAGTATGACCTAATGCTCCTCCGGCATCCGCTCCGCAGGCATTAAAATAACGTAATGCAATACCTTTGTATCCGTGTGCATTGCAATGATCTGCAATCACTTGTTCGCACATGAGTTTACTCCACCCATATGGATTCATTGGTTCTTGTTTAGAAGATTCACTAATAGGATTAGAACAGTAATTACCGTAGGTAGCAGCACTACTACTGAAAACAATTTTACCTGACCAACCGTGCAATTGATCTAACAAAATGTTAGTTTTTGACACATTATTGTTATAATATTCACCAGGATTGGTCATGCTAGGACCTACTAGACTTGTACCTGCACAATGTATAATAGCATCTGCATTATTTATTTTTGCAGCAGTTGCAGCAACATCGGTGTAGTCGGCTACTAGCATATTGTCCATATAATGTGCAGCCTTGGGTATAGTTATAGTGCGATCAACACCGATAACATAATACCCTGCTTCTTTAAAAGTCTTGGCGGTATGACTGCCAATAAATCCAAATGCACCAGTAATTACAACTCTTTTACTCATATTAATATTTTGTTTCGTGTGTGTGTTTCCGATAGTCTGTGCTCATACGCAGCCATTTCTCGCCTGTACCTTGCAAGATATCAACCACGCGATCAATGGTACCATCATTCCAGTCACTGATCTCGCCTTGGCGTTCGTGTGCATAACCCAGTAGATCTTCCAGCTTGGTCAATGCATCATCGATGCTCCAAGGGATATAAAGTCTTGTAGGATCGTTAGCAAAGGTTTCGGGGAAACTGCGATAAGCAGGGTAAAGTACATTACAACCAAGAGTGTCCGCTTCTGATACAGTGTTTGAGACCCAATCTTGTAAAGCGCAATTAAAAAGCACACGAGTATCATTAAGGAGAGCATAGTAGTCGTTCTTTTCCAAGTCCTCATAGATTGTCAGCAGGCCACGTGCTGCAAGATTGTGTGTACGAGCCATGTAGCTGTCGTTGTTGCTCTTTAGTTTTGCACCACTGAAGATACAGAACTCTACTGGATGTGCCGGAAAACGTGCATGCCAGGCTTCGATAAGATCCATGTAAAAGTCTGGTTGCTTTTCTTGATCCCAACGTGCAGCAAAGCCCACACGCATGGTGCGATCACCAAAGTCCTTTAGTTCGCCAGGCACACGGCTACGTACTTCTGCCTTGCCAAATGCCAAGCCTGAAATATTGTAGATAGGACTTTTCCAGCCTGCAACCTTCATGTGCATTACCATTTCTTCATTGGTGGCCAGTACTCCGTCGACAAAGCTGTCCACCATTTTTTCATAGTGTCCCATGAAATCTTGCATACCCCATACATGAACAAAATCGTCAGGATCAATGGACTGAGCAAGACAGCGAACATAAATCCTAGGCCGGTGACTGTTATCGATCTGTTTAAGAATATACGGGAGGCTTTCGATTCCAGGCTGAAACATGTCTTCAAAGTAAATAACATCTTCATTG